ATGGTGCGTCTGTTGGCTTTGTATATCGGGTCGTTGTATGGGGATGTCATGTGTTGGATGTTACTAGCGCCCTTGCTTCGCTGCGGTTGCTTTCGTGTGTGTCCAAGTCTCGGGTGTTTGTGCCCCCCACATTTCACAGCTGTTCGCTGTTGGCTGCCGGACTGTTTAGGGTGGAACACCATTCGCCTTTTGTGTCGTTAGGGAACGCTGCACTGGCGACTTACCCCAACAACCTTTCACGTAAGTCATCTTGGGTGGTTGGGCGCGCCAGCTCTACCCACGTCACCGTGTGTTACGCCTGCACAGTGCAATCCCGTACGAGGCCATGGCCGTATTTAGTTGTAGGTGCCTAGGGGCCTTTCGTGTTATGTTTCGCACCCCTAGGCAAATGACAGGTTAGTTCTTGCGTATGCCTTGAAGGCAAGCAATGCCCAGCGACAATAGCAGTAGGTACCAAGCCACAATCACCATTGAGCTAACCGTTGCGCTATGAAGTCAAGGTCACTGGGTCGCCATAGATAGCACTCAGCGTGGCGTTCTACTGAACTGCGCCAGTAATCCTGTGCCATTGTTGTTTTACCTTTTTCTGTTTTTAACTCAGCAAATATGAGCCCTCTGTCTTGATGGGCCATTACTAAATCGAAGAATCCAACGCTGCCCATAGTCATGTACCTACCTGTACGCGTCATGGAAGGCTGGCTATGATGCACTACCCAGCCGTATTGGTATGCCAGTGCTTTGACCTGTGCGAGGAATGACGCTTCACTGATGGGAATCATTTGTCTTTGCCTAGCATGAAGCCGCACATGAACAGTGAGATGCACATAATGAGCAGGGTTAGCACGTCAGCCATTAGAAAGTCCTTTCCAAATTACCAACAAAAGTGGGCTAACCAAAATTGCAATAATTACAACTGTCGCTGTGTTGTTATTCATTGTTAAACACCTGTTCGTTGTCTTGACAAGTACCACAACCACATTCAGAGCAGTAGGGCAATGCTCTCCAATACATAACATCTGCCCGTAGGCGTTCAATCTCATCGGCTGCTTTGTGCAGTTCTTCAATCACATGGTCGCCCTCTGTCACTGATGCCCAAAGCCGTAGTCGGGTCACAATGTCATCAGTCATTAGAAAGGCTCCTCAGGACTGTCATAGGTCGGCGCTGGCTGTTCGCCATTCTTGAGGCTGTCAATGTAGGCGCTTGCCTCGCGCTTAGTCATGGCTTGCAAGTTGTGTGGTGGTACTTTGCCCATTGACTTACACACGGCCCTAATCATGTTCTGTTGCTTTTCGCTAGCAAGGTTGCTTGATTCTGTGATTGTGCCATTGCCTGATTCTGTCATGCGCTGCACTTTGCCCATTTCCTCACGGCTTGGGCGCTTAGTAAAGTCAGAACCACTTAGACCGGCATTAGCAAGTGCTCGACCTACCGCGCCTGTCTCACAATTCTCTAGGTGACTGGTTTTGTTCACGTTGCCTTGGCCACGGATTTCTTCTGCCCAGCCCGTAGCAATGATTTCGTCATTAAGCCACAGCTCGCATTTGAACACGGCCACATCAGACAGGTAATGCACTAGATCAGTAATTACCCTGGCATCAGGGTGTGCCTTTAGGAAACGGTCTAGACGGCTGGCTACTGGCTCGTAATCGTCAAGGTTAAAGGCCACGGCTGTACTCATTGTTGATGCGGTTCAACTCTGCCTCAATGCGTAGCAACGCTTCTTTTAACAGTTTAATTTCTTGCTCTTTGGCATAAATCATGTCTGCCACGTCATCGTTGTGGGTGTACTCACTCATGATTTGTTTTCCCTTAAACGGTTGTTAGTTTCTAAAGTCCATATGTTGCTTTTAAGCAAGGCTATTTCAAGATTTAAGCCTGTGATTTCTTTAGTTATTTCACAATCAAAACACAGTTCATCATCTACGCAATCACAATTGCCTAACAATCGCTTAATAATGTCATCACTCATCGTCAGCCAACTTTACGCTTGAGAGGTAGTTCAACCCTTTTGACGGCCCACTGCTGTTAGTAGATGGGTGCCACTGGTGCCTAATGGTTTCAGCAATGTTCGGCAACGCGTGTAATGCGCCTACGGCTTCAAGTACAAGGCTTGACTCTTTGAACCTAAGTTCTAGAGCAAGGTTGTGGCTCAAGTTGGTTAGTTTGGCGATTAGTTCGCCAATGCTGTTTTCCATTGTTTCCTTTGTTGTTTGTGCCATTCGGCGTGTGCTTGTTTGCAATCTTTGCATGGTGTTTCACCATGTCTTAAATGTCTTTTATACGCTGAGCGTGTGCCACATTGTGCAGTGATTGGTTTATTGGGCATTTTTTATCATTGCGTTGAAAGCGTTTGGCTTTTCGATGCTTGCTATAGCGGCCAAAGCGTTTTTCTTTGTGCGGTATTGGCGTACATAACCACGCTCGTTATCTGTAACTTCCCAAACCATTCTGCCGTTGTCGTTGATGCGGTTGGTTGTCATTGTGAAGCGTGTGTTTGTTTCCATGTAATAAGTATAACCACATATAACCACACAATGCAAGTCAATTAGCAATTTCTTTTCCACCTAGCAACTAAAGGATTTCGAGACTGGCAGATGAAAGCTTGTAGGTGTTTTTGCCCTTTTAGACAGCCCCAGCCCCACGGCCCTACGCGCCACACTTTGCGGCCTGACCGTTCCACGTGGCTCTTAAATGCAATGGCATCAGCCACCTTGACTTGCTGTGCCGGGGTTAGTCCTTTGGCTGAGTTGTAGTTAGACCATGTGCGGAAAGTCTGGCGATGGATGCCAAGCCCCCCTGTGTAGGACTTTGTGGAATGTTGCCAGTTGCCACCAGTTTCGCATTGGGCTAACTGATCGTAATAAGCGTCAGGCAGTACGCCTTTGTATTTGGCGTGTGAATTAGCAGCTGCACTTGCGTGGGCTGGGGTGGATAGGGCGAGGATAAGCGTTAGTGCCATGAGTTTCTTAATCAACTCTCTCAACTTCTGTAGGCGGCCCCCATGAGTGCCAAGATTCTGCACGTTGGCAGACTTGGGTGTACACAATCAGGCCTGTGGTGATGTCTGTAAAGACCTGCACCATGGTTTTCTTATCTTTAGACCTTAGAGCCACATAGCCCCATGTCGGTATCATGGGCGGTTCTGCATCATTTTGAGCCATAGCCAGCACGACACCCATCCCATAATGAAACTGTAGATAAATTGCGTATCGGTCATGCCCAGCCCCTAGCCATGTCTAGCCCTGCCTGTGTGATAGCACACACAATCGCCTGAGACCCACTTGAGACGGCTCTACGGATGCCTAAGTCCTGTATTAGACCCATTGTGCGTAAATCGCTACAGCGCTTCCAATAGCCCTTTATTTCATGACCGGCAAGCGCGGCTCGAGCGCCTGCTTCTTCATCGGTCAGGCCAAGAGTTGCGTAATAGTACTGCTCAAGCAGAATGGCGCGGTGAGTGCCCACTCTGATGGGGTTTACTTGCCGTGACGTTTCGGGGTCGGTTGCCCTGAATAGTGGTAGGTCTGTGTATGTCATGTTTCCTCTGACTTTCTGCTATTTGAGTAGCGGTGGTTACTTTACACAATTTAGAAAGTCGGTGGTGGATACCCAATGGAAACAAAGTACCCACCACCTAGCCCCAGCACTGCTCAAACAGTGTCTGGGAATCCTATTTAAGTGCCCTGAATTGAGCCTCAAAGTGTTCAGAAGTTTGCTTGGCCAGTTCAATATGCAGCCAATTAGGTGAGCCTTGATACGAGCCTGCGTTGTCTGTGGCTGTAAAGATTTTGACACCAGCTTTGCCTTCGCCTCGACTACAGCGATAGCCAGCGCCGTACTCGCCGTAGGCGTACCAGTGCATTTCGCACAGCCCTAGGGCTTTGCTGTTGGCTAGGAACCAGTCCCAGATAATACGTGCCTGGGCTTCGTCTTTGTATTGGATGTCAGCTGCGTATCCGGTGGCATGGACAGACAGTCCTGCATTGTTGCGCATTGGTCGGTTGGCGTATGTGCCTAGCGATTTGGTTCCCCAACGCTTTCCGCATAGTTCAACAAGTTTTGCCGTGACGGGTTGTGTCCCTTTTCCGTCCCATGATGGGTAGTACGGGTAGACGCGATTAGTCATCTCTCTTGTCCTTGTCGTTCTGATTTCCCTTCAGGCCGTTAGAGGCAAGGAGACCGGCAAGAACGCCAGACATGGTCAAAGTTAGCGGACTCAGGATCTTCCAGGCTTCAGCATCGTTGGGTGCTTGCTCAAGAGGCTGAACAACGAAGAGAAGTCCGTAAAGAAGTACGAATACGGTGCCGACGAATGCAATGGAGATTGCTAGTCCGACAATCAGGATGAGTCGTCCTTTGATTTCTTCGTTTGAGAGTCTTGCTTTGAATTTCATGCGCAACGTCCTGTTCCTTGTTCGTTTGGTGCGATTGTTGCTGCCGATAATGCTTTGTTTTTGACGCGCTCGCAGTTGACTCGGGTGCGATCAGAACAAGCGGTGAGGGTGATGAGGGTGGCGCTAATCAACAGTAAGCGTTTCATTGTCTTGCGTTTCTAAATACTTGGCGTATTCCTCATCGGTCATTTCTCTAATTTCATCGTCTATTTGAATTAGTGGGTTGGTCATTGCTACGCCTTTCGGTATCCGTACACCGTAATAGTGCCACCTGTAAGGGTTCCTGCTGTTGGAATTAGCGTGAACGCTGTGTAGGAAGTTGCGTTGTCTAAAAACCCATTATAAGAACCTGCTACTGCGCCAGTACTTGTAGAAGCAATATTTGGGGCATTGACAATTGTTCTTGTTGCTGTAAATGGATTTAGAAGTTCAAAATTGGCGTAAGCCCCTGTACTTGAACCTGTACCTACAAAGCCCCATGAGGCGCTGTTATTGTTTAATCCGTAATTTAATGTGTTAGAAGTGTAAAAAACAGCAAGACGGGCACCGTAATAGCCGGTAGTTGTGGAACCTAATTGCATCCCAATGTCTTGTGCAGCCGAGTGAGTACCACCAGTATAAAGAATTTTGTAATTGTCAAAATCTGTAGAGAATGCACTAGAAACGGCAACACTAGACACGCCACTACCTACGGTTTGTGACTTGATGTAAACCAGCCCTGAGTTGGCTAGATAAGTGTTCGTATCAGCAGCCGTCAGCACCTCGCCCGTAGTAAAAGTCTTTATAGCCATAGTTAAAATCCTAACTTGTTGTTATTTTGTGGTGAGGTCATACGTACCAGTTTCCAAGACGGTTCTGGTCTAAAACACCATAGACAGCGCTATCCAGCAAGAAATCTGCGTAAACATCCATAGGCGACAAATACAAAGTAAACACCGTCTGATCTGGTGTGCCACTGTAACCAATGCCCTCTATAGAACATATCTTTGTTGTAGTTGTGCCAGAACCCGGCACGACAAACTCAAGATAAATGATGGAACCACTACCGTAATTGGCTAATAAGTTAAGCACACCTGTGTTGTCTTGCATGACGTCAGTAAAGGTGACCTCATATCGCAAGTCGTTGGGGTTGCTTTGACTGTTAGCAAGCCATTGAGCCCTGTTTTGCGCTTGGCTAATCGTGATGCTGGCCGTGGCAACACTGTTAAATCGTGCACCATAAGTAGTGACGCTGCTCGAGTTGGTTGCGGTCTGTGCAGCAACTACTGGCGGTTGCACAGTGACTGTGTTAATAAAGTTTTGCCCAGCAGAGATACGCCTAAAATCTTGGTAAATGACGTATTTGTTACCTGTAGAAGCACCTTTAGCTGGTTTTAACGTTATTGCGTTTGTGACTGGTGAGCCCGATACTTGGGCTTTGCGTAATTCTAGGTATTGGTTAGACAAATACAGCTGGCCGCCAGTGGCTTCTGTTTTTAGGTTTGTATTTATGCGTGCAGCTAATGTGCCTGTGTATGTTGCTGCCGTGGCACTAAAAAAGCCAGTATTAAAAGGTTGTATGGCCATGTCTGCGGGCAAAGCACCTGACGCAACAGTAAATTGGTTCCATATCTGCTTAAAGCAAAAGTCTTGTGTCAGCGTGAAGTTAGTAACTTGTATGCGCCCTGCTCTGGTCATCCAATCATCTAAATAGATTGTTGCTGTTGAGTTTTTGCCAGTGCCAGCAGTTGTGTTTGTGCCTACTTGATCGTTGAACTGTATTTCAGATACCCAAAAGTATTGAGCATCTACGCCACTACTTGTGGAAGTTGTGACAGCGGTGCCAATACTAAAGTTTGCTACTTGGTTGTTGTCGTTTTTTATAGTTAAAACAAGTTGCTGTCCAGAGTAGTCATCTAGATAGTTTTGCTTGCCTCTAAATCGCGTAAAGCTTTTAACCATAGATGTGACCTCAGTAAAACTGGGTACCAAATAGAACTTAAACTCTAAACGTGCCATTACATTGCCCGGGTGTTTATTGGTACTGGGCCGTTGCTGCGTACATAGTTTTGCAGGGCAAGTACAACAGCGTTAGGGTCGCCGCCGTTTACGTTTACTGTTATGTTGTTGCCCATACTGCCCATTTTTGACAAAGGAATTACGGCCTCTGGGCCTGCTTCACCAATCAGAGCAAATGTAGGGCTTGTGACTATGCCGCCTGTGGCCATGGCTTTGTAGTCCAGTCCTGCAGGGTTAGCACCACCAGCTGTACCACTGTCGCCACCAAGACGGCCAAGACTGATCTGACCAAGCGAGCCAATATCTTTGCCGGGCTTAATTAAGTTAATGCCTTTGATAACTACGTTAATCATGGTGATAAAAGCGTTAGCCATAAACTCAAAGTTTCGTGCTACTTGATTGACAACTGCATTAACGACAGCGCGAAAAGTATCAAACTTCTTGTAAGCCATGACAAGGGCAACACCTAAAGCAACAATGCCAGCCGTAATCAGCACTGCAGGGTTTAACGCCATCGCCGCATTCACTAAAACAATGCTGGCCGCTAAAGCACCAAAAGCAACAGCAACAGCCGTAATCAGTGTCGGGTTCTCTTGTGCCCACGTGGCAAACGATTGAAGCACTGGCAGAGCCTTTTCAAGGATTGGTAACAGTGCAGCGCCTACACCTTCTTTGGCTTCACCAAGGGCAACGCCTAAACGCTTCATTGAGCCTGCAGCAGTGTTGGCAGAGTCAGTAGCGGCACCGCCAAAAGTGACAGCCATCTCGGCCATGACTTCTTCCATGCTTGCGCCGTCTTTAATCATTTGGCGTAGTTCTGGGGACAGTTTTGCTAGGGCGGTCATGTTGCCGCCATATGCCTTTTCCATGGCTTTAGTGACTGTTTCAAGGCTGATGCCTTTAGCAGCTGCAATGTCCATAGAAAGGTTGGCAGCCTTTTGTGCTTCGTCAATGTCCATGGTGGCGCGTACCAGCCCAGCCAGTGCCGGGCGTAACTCATCATCTGTAACGCCTTTAAGTTTGCCTTGCTGGGTTATGTAGGACTCAACACCTTTGATCTGTGCATCAGTGGCAGCAGTGGTTTTTTGTAGCTGACGCGCCAGCATTGCCTGTGCTTGCTCATCTTCCATAGCGCCTTTAACAGCGTCACCAAGGCCAGCAACTAAACCACCAAGAGCAACGGCAGCGTACTTATTGGCTTTGCCTAGCGCATACTTGGCTTTGGCTTGTGCGCCTTCTAAATCCTTAAAGCCCTTCTCGGCTTCCTTCAATCCCTTGTTATTGAATTGGGTAACGATTGGTAGATATACAGCCATTAGGCAGCCATCCTTTGTTCTAGTGCTCGATTGGCATCAGCTATGACTTCATCTACAGCCTTCATAATGTCGGCTGTGCCTTGCTCTTCAATGAACGCACGTGAGCGCCACAAGCCACGCTGAGGCCTGCCAAAAACATTGTGCAGTAGTTTGCTGAATCGACCAGTGCCGCCAGCGTTGCCAGCCATTGAAAACAACTGACCAGCTGCATCTTTCTGCACCAAAGTAACTAACGGCGTCACACCCGGGCGCGCTCTACCACCAATAACAATCTGCACCCCTTTGTCCACCTTGGATTTGTCGTAAGCAAGTCTGCCCTTTGTGCCTTTTTTGCTTGGTGCCCAGCCATGTATCATCGTTACGCCAATATCGGCAGGAAACTGTGCACGCACATTCTCGAGCATTGCAGGGCTACTAGCTTTAATCTTTGCCGCTGCCTTAAAGCGTGCCGACTTGTCCATCTTGGATAGTTCAGTCATCGCTTGCTTGAGACCTGTAATTTCTACACTGGTGGCAAGGCTCATGGCTTTCGGCTTTCGTTTAATAGCTTAATCGTGGTGTTTAAATCAGCTATGTCAAACTCTACAGCAGGTGGCCACCAGCCTGTGGCTACTAGGAGACTTGCTAGGGAATGGCGGTAGGTTCCGCTTGGGTAGGGTTTGCGGGATCATTGTCCACCACTTCTAAAGTCACCAAGCGTTTAATGAAATCGTCTAGTACTACAGGCACTGTGATGCCAGCAACTTTGGATGACTCATACGCCATAAAAGCCAAGTCCTCAATGCTGATGCCTTGCTCGCCAATGGTGCTTGACTTGCGTTTGTATTTGCGTTCCCATTGCACAATGACGTACAGGCTGGTTGTGACTTCGTACGGGCCTTCGCCCGAGTCCACCTTGAGAGTTAATTTCATGTCGGGTTCCTTTGGTTACGGGGCTGTGATGTCTCGCACGTATGTGCCGCCAATGAATGACGCGGTAATCATTGAGAGTTCGCCTACAGCACCAGTGATTGGGGTGTAGTCCACAAGTTGCATATTAGTGATTGTGAACTCAGGGTTAGATGCTGACTCTGTGACACCTGATGGTGAGATGGTTAGCTCAGTGGTTCCTGTGCCAAGGTTGGCAAACAATGTGGCTTCAACTTCGCCAGCACCATAAGAAAGGAACATTTCTAGCTCGACCGACACGGTCATTAAGCCCGGGACAAAGCGGTGGCCTGTATCTCCGAACGCGGTGCTTTCGAGACTGTCCACGCCCAAAGTCACGGTCGCACTCCGACATTGGTCAGTCAAATCGACCTTCGCACCACCAGTGGTAGGCGCAAGGTTTACGGTTGGGTTAGTGAGGTAAGTGCTTGTGGCCACGTTGGTTCTCCTGTGTCAAACGGTGCCGGGTGCCGTATCTGTTTATAGTTCTAGCAGATAATACTACTGCAGTTGTGTATGTCATGAGGTTTGTGCCTGCATAGCCATTTGTAAATCGTAGGCAGGGAACATCTGACCGCCAATATCAAGCATGGATGGTTGCCCTGCCATGATCACAATGCTCGAGCCAAGGACAGTAGCCACAATGCTGAGGATGTTTTGCAGGACTGGTAGCCCAGCTGGGCCGCTGCCAATAACACGTACTGGGACTGTTACGCGGATGATGTTGCCACCACCTGCAATGGTCTCAAAACTTGGCGCGTCTAGATAGACACAGTTAGGCACAATTTTTGTGGGGTCGTTAATTACCCGTAAGCCTGTGACTGCTGTGAGTGTGGCCTTGAGGTCATCCATAGCCTCGTTGAGAAGCCCTGTGGCAGGCATTAGGCCACCTGTGGGCGGTCTATGCCCAACAGCTGTTTAATCATCGGTGTCA